GTCGAGCAGCACGGTGTCGGCAAAGCGCACATTGACGCTGCCGGTCACCGCGACCATCGCAGGATCGGCATCCTCGATGCGGCCGTCGGGCCGAATGACCTCGACCTTGTCGAGATTGTTCATGTAGGTGAGCTCGGCCGAGACGATGTGGCCGAGCGCAGTGCCGTTGCGCTTGATCTCGCCCATGAACTGGGAGAACCGCTCGATCGCGGCTTCGCTCGGCGAGCCGGCTGCCGATGAGGTCGCCTTGGTCTCGCCCTGCGCGACAAGACTCATGGTCGCATTCAGCAGGCCCGAGCGCTGCAGCTGAATCTTCATTGTGTTGGCGCGCACGCCGACGTTCATGCCGTAGCTCGGCACCTCCGGCATGCCGACCTCGATCGACATGGATGGCAGCGTGAGCGCGCCGGAGACGAATGTGTGGGTGAAGACGCCGGAATTGTCGACCGTCGTGGGAGCGCCCAGCAGGAGCTTGAGCCAATAGCCGAAGTTGCGCAGGTCCACGGGGACGACGACGTCACCTTCGTTGTTGACGACGTCACGGCTCGGCGGCAGCGGCTCGCGGCCGTAGCCGAGAAGGTCGCTGGCGATCAGGTTCTGCTCGTCGCCGAGTGCCGCCGACACGAACGGAAGCTTCTTGTAGCCGGCGACCGGCGGCGTGCCGTAGGCGGTCTCGAATGTGGCCGCCATGACGGCATTGGCTCCACGCGCGCGTGCCATGGGCGTCTCCTTGAGCTTGTGACGAAGTTCAGTTCAGCGGATCGGTGGTGCCGTAGACCGCGATGATCGCGGCGTCGGCCCACCGGCCGGCGCGAGCACCCGCGGTCTCGACATCGTCCGTGGCAGGGGCTTCCGCCTCGATGAAATCGCAGAGGCCGCCGAGCGTCCGGTCGGCGGCAACGGCCGTGCCGATCGCGCCGAGCATTTCGTCGAGCACCTGCTCGCGCGGCGTCGAGGCGGTCTCGGAGGCGGCAATCTCGATCGGGATGCGGTGCGTGTAGATGTACGTGAGCGGCGAAAGCACCACCTCCGGCTCGCCCGGCTCGCCGTCACGCACGATGACAAGCCCGCCGGGCGGGATACGCTCGGCCTTGGCGAGGTTGCGCTTGACGTCGCCATTGGGCAGCGCAGCCGCGACGAGTGCCTTCACGGCATCGAGCACCTGCTCGCGCTTGCTCGTCATCGCAGGCTCGTCACCAGGATCCCGATGACGAAGGCGAACGACAGCAGCGTCGCGAACATCGCAATGCGTTCCTGTCTCACATTCATCTCCAGTGACTGGCAATCATGCCTGGCACGCGCCCGGCCCAGCGGTGCGCGATCGAGGCGATGTCGAGGCGCTTTCGCAACGTGACCTGCGGGACCAGGATGAACACCACGACGGTCGAGCGGCCCTTCAGGCGCGTGAACTGTGCGCCTGCCCGCGTGCGGCCGATGTTCGGTCTTGCGAGTCCTCGTTTGCTGAGCCGCGCGTTGTCGGCGACGAGCAGCGACGGGCGCCCGCGGCGATAGACAAACCGCAACCGCATGCCGGTACGTCGCTCCCAGCCGCCCGGCGTGATGCGCTTCATCGCGCCCGTGGCGATAATACCCTTCACGCCGGCAGCGGAGGTTGGGATGGCGAGCCAGAGGCCGCGGCTCGACTTGATGGTCACGCCGCGATCGAAGGCATCGACGATGTTGGGCGCCTTCGACCAGATGAAGGATGCGGCTTCCAGGCTGATCCCGCCTTCCGGGTAGGTCTTGCCGCGCCAGTTGTTGGCGAGCCGCTGGCCGAGACCTGCGTCTACCACATCGGCGCGGAGCTCGGTCTTGAGCCCCTCCGTCACCTCGCGCATGGCGCTGGTGACAGAGCGCGCCGCGTCGCCCTCCGCCTCGCTCAGCCCCTTGGCGAGGTGGTCAGTCTTGAGCGTGAAGCGCATGATTACGCGGGAGACGCTGCCTCACAGGTCCAGACCAGACGCACGCTGTCGAGGATCGGGGCGGCGATGACCTCGAAGAGGTCGCCGTCGATCTCGACCGTGTCGCCGCTCGCAGGTTCGGCGACCTCCGAGCGGCGCACATCGACCAGCAGGGTCGGCAGCACGGCCCGGCTGTCGCCGAAGCCGACCACCTGGTCCGGGCGTCGGGTGAGGACGCGGACCACAGTCCCTGCACCCGCGCCGCCCGCGCGCCAGATGGCATCCGTGGCGATGTTCGGGTCGGCGAACAGCGCGTCGGTCGCAACCGCAAACGCGTCCACGATGCCCGCTCAGTTGCTGGTGAGAATCTTTACCGCAAGCCGCGGCCGCTTGTTGACCGGCAGCGGCGAGGCTTCCGTCTTCACGTCGATGGCGCTGCCGTCCTGTCGGGCGATCTGGCGGGCATAGATCGGCAGGCCGACCGTGTTGACGGTCTCGATCAGGTTGGCCGGCGCCCCATAGGTCACGAACGTATCCATGGTGCCGAGCGGGAACGCGATGCCCTCGTTCGCCGGGATCAGCGTCTCGGTCGCGCCGGTCGAGAGCGTGACCGTGGCGTTGTATTCCTCAAACACGATGCCGGAGAACGGAAAGCGACGCCGGGTATCCTCGCGCAGCGGCTGAGCGCCGGTCGAGGAGAAGTACTTGTAGGCCTCCTCGACCTTGGCGTGGCCGATCAGCTTGTCGAAGAAGCCGGGACTGACCAGCGCAAGCACCCCGTTCATGGTCTCGCCCTTGAGCTCGGTCTCGATATCGCGCAACACCTCGCGGCACTTGGCCTGAACGTTGGTGCCGGCGGTCCCAAGCACGAAGTCGACTGACTGTTGGGCGAGGCCGAACTCGTCGAAGTAGTCGTAGAGCGCGACTCCGGCGCCGTCCTTGACGATGCCGCGGAGCGCATTGACCTCCATGTATTCGCGCGTCTGCGCGTGCTTGGCGCGCATGCGGGTGAGCTTGCGCTCCATCACGGTGGCGAGCGGATCGGCCGCGTCCGCCACGCCGAAGCCGCGCACGCCCTGGATGTCCTGCGGCGTGATCACGTCGTCGTGCGGAATCCATGGCACCGTGAAGGAGCGCATGGAGCGGGTGTCGCGGTTGGCGACAGTCGCCGGCCCACCAAGCGGCACGGTCGGCAACAGGTTCAGCACGCCCTCGGCCTGCTCGATGATGACGCTGCGCTGGGTCACGCCTTCGAAGCGGAACAGGCCCATCTCGCCGAGCCGGGTGTAGATGTTCGGCAGGATGTTGATGGCGGTGGTCATCTCAGCGAGCGTATAGCCGCCCGCATCGAAGGGATTGATCATCGGGGCCATTGCGGTCTCCTTGAAAAGCTTCGGGCCCCGACGGGGATTTCCGTCGAGGCCCGATGTGAAGGTCAGGTTCGAGTGAGATGGATCAGGCGGCGTCGCGCGGCACGATGCCGGCGGCGGAAAGCTGAGCGTCCTTCGCTGCCTTCTTCGTGTTGTCGTCGACCGAGGCATCGAACACGAGCGCCGCCTTGGATACGATTGCGGGGCCGCGCGCAACCACGAGGCCGGTCTTGTCGGCAGCCGTGGCATCGACCGCTTCGATCAGGACCGCCACGGCCGTCTCGGCGCCTTCGTCGCCGACAACCTGGGCATTAGGCGACAGCCGATATTTGCCGGAGGCCGTGATCTTCCCTAGCACGGAACCAAGCGCATAGTTCGTGCCGGATTTGAGCGCCACGGTCTCGCGGCTGTAGTTGCCGTTGAGCTCATACTTGAGCAGGTCGCCGAGCGTCGGCGCCATCGTCAGAGTCGTCATGTGCTGTGCTCCTGGAGTGTCAGCCGCGCGCCGCCGCGGCGCGTTCCTTGGCGCGTCGCACGATCGGGCTGTCGCCGGCGGTGGGCGTGGACGGGGCTGCGGCGATCACGCTGGTCGCCTCGGTCCGCGCCGCGAGCGTATCGAGGACGGAACGGCGCAGCGCGTCGGACGAGATGCCCTTGCGCATCGCGTCCGCCGCGTCGACGGTGACGCCAAGCCGAGCCGCTTGGGCGGTGACAGCGGCGATTTCGCCGAACTCCGCGCGCAGCTTGTCCGCCAGTCCGGTGTCGGACGCCGGCTGCGGAGGGGTTGGCTTGGGATCGGGGGCCGCGTCCGTTGACACCGGCTGAGTTTCCACCGGCTGCTGCGGCTCCTTCGGTTGATCGCGAATTTGTTCGGTCTCGGTCGTTGCCATGGAGAGGCTCCTCTTGGGTGTCGGGTTGATGGGCATGCGCGCCGTGGATGCGGTGCGATCGAGTTCAGCAGCCATTTCGGCAATGGCGAGATCGAGCGTGCCGAGCTGGTCGGCGAGGCCTGCGCGAATGGCGAGCTCGCCGCGATAGATCGCGGCGTTCGTGCCACGCACCGCTTCGCCGCTCAGTCCGCGATTGGCGGCGACAAGCGCACAGAACTCGGCATAGAGGCGATCGACGTCGGCCTGGATCGTGGCGCGGGCCCGCTCCGAGAGCGGCTCGTGCGCATTGGCGTCGACTTTGCGGTCGCCAGCGAACACAAAGGTCCAGGCGAGACCGGCTTTAGTGTCTGCCCCGCTCTCGTCGATATGAACCGCAACCACGCCGATCGAGCCGACCTCGCCGGTGCGCGTCACATAGAGCCGATCGGCAGTGCTGGCGATGGCATAGGCGGCCGACAATGCACTCTCGTTTGCCACTGCCCACAGCGGCTTTATGCTCGCGCTCCTGGCTGCCTGGATTTGTTCGACCAGGTCGAACAGACCACCGACCTCGCCGCCCGCGGAGTCGACATCGAGAATGACGCCACGCACAGTTGCGTCATCCATCGCAGTGGCAATCGCCTCGCTGATCTCTCCGTATGACTGAAGCCCGCTTGCGGCGTCGAGATAGCCCGAGCGGCTCACCAGCGTGCCGATGACCGACACGACCGCGATCTTTTCGACCGTGATCGAAATCGGCGGGGACGGATCGGCTTCCGGATCGATCGGCTCGGCTGCGCTTCCGCGCAAGCGTGGAGCCAGTACGCCGAGGATTACTTCGAGCTTTGCGCGCGCGATCATCAGCGGCGTCCCGAACACGCGGGAGGCCACATGCGGCAGATTGAGCATTGTCGGGCCTTGGCTGTGGTTCAGTTTCCGGCGTGGGACGGGTCCGCAGGCTCGCTCGGCAGCGGCGCCTGAGGCGCCATCGATCCGAAGGTCAGACCAAGCGATTTTTCGCGCGCCTGGTCGGCCGCAATCTCGGCATCCACCTGCTCGGCGTCGTAGCCGCGCTCGGCGAGCGCCTGCGTGCGGCTCTTCAAACCCGCGTCGATCTGCTCGATCTCGGCACGGGCATCTTTGAGCGGATCGACCCAGTCCCACTTCGGCGGCAGCCAGCCGCAGGCGAGATACTCGCGCCGGCGTCGATCGTAGTCCGGTAGATCGAGCGCGCCCGCAAGCACCGCGGTATCCATCCAGCGCGCCCACACCTGGCGGCAAAGCTGCCAGACGACCACGGCGTGCTGATAGGCCTCGATCCGCCGGCGGAATTCGAGCAGCGCAAGGCGTGAGTTCGAATAGTTCGCCTTGAGCATGTCGTTCGACAGGTAGGCATAGGGCACGCCGAGGGCCGCCGAGACCTGCAACAGCGTGCGGTACTGGAACGGTTCGTAGGTCTGGCCTGACTCCGCAGGGGCCGACGTCTGCACCTCCTCGCCGGGCTCCAACATGGTGATTTGGCCGGGCTGCAGGTCGATGGTGCGCTCGTCGTTCTCGTCCCGACCCTCCGCGGCGTCGAGCGGCTCGGCCGGCGCCGGCGTCGTTATGAACAGCGCGTGCATCGCCGCGACCTTCTTGCGGTCGAGCTCGGCGTCGTCGTACTGGTCGAGCAGGAAGAGCTTCACGATGCCCGCCGCGAAGCGCGAGACGCCGCGCAGCTGGCCGGCATCGACCGGATCGATGACATGCACGATCTCGAATGCCGGCACGCGCACGATATCGCCGGCAAGGCCTGGATCAGTGATGTCGCCTGGGTGCCGGCGCAGGAAGTGATACGCCACGCGGCGCCCGATCGCGTCGAACTCGATGCCCTGGCGAATGGTATTGCCGCCCGGAGAGACCTCGTTACGGTTGAGCGGGAGCATTTCCGAGGGGAGCATCTGCAGCTGCAGCGGGACCGTGAGCCCGTCCTGCGGACGCCGCGGCCGGAACCGAAAGAAAACCTCGCCCGCGATGAACACTTCCCGCGCCGCACGCCGTTGCAGCCCATACAAATCGGTGAAGCCTTCGGCATCGGCCTCGTCGGTCCAGTCGAGCCAGAGCTTCTGCACCTGGGCCTTCAGCCCCGAATCCGAGATCGTCGAGGACGGCTTGATTCCGGCGCCGACGACGTTACCAGCCCAGCTCTCGATGGCATTAGCGGCATACCCGTTGTTGCGAATGAGCCAGCGGGCGCGCGCGACGATATCGGGACCGGCGGCTGCGATCAGCGTGTTGAGATGCGCCCGGCTCGGCTGGAATCCCTTTAATCGCCGATTTGCAAGCCCCGCCTCGAAGCCTCCGATAAACGCTCCGACCCGGCGCCGGAATGCTGTCAGCGACGTGAGCATTCAAAGTCCCTTGGATGAGGACGTCAGGATTCGTCGTTTGCGGCCGCCCTCCTGGGCGGCCGCGATCCGACGTTCGAGATCCGTGATGGCTGTTGCCATCTCGGCATCGGAGGCATAGGTGACGCGCCGGCCATCGATCTCGACCGTGCGAACGCCGCGAAAGCGCGCCGCGAGTAACGCATCGCGCTGCGCCGTCATCTCTTCGAGCGTCATTAAGTTCAGCTCAGGTAACTCGATCGGAATACGCGCCTGCTACGGCGCTCGGGCCGGCGCCGGATCACGCCGGCAATGCTGTCGCTTTCCACTTGCGAATCGGCCGGTTGCTCGCTCTCGACCTCCTCGGCGGGCCCAATCTGGCTCTCCAGGTCGCGCCACATGGCTTCGGTCCAGCGATCGGCCCCGGCGATCCAGGCGGCGGCGCGGGCATAGACCCGGCAGTCGAGCGCCTCGTTTCGTTCGCGCAGCTTCTGCCATTCGAGCCGGCTGAAGCCGCGCTTGGTCTTCACCGTGACCAGTTGCTCGGCGACGAGCTGTTTTACCCACTCGGCTTCGGCGCCGCGCGGCAGGTGGACGTAGCCCGCGGGGAACCGCGCGCCGGCTTCGATCTCCTCTTCGGTCGGCGCCGCCAGGCGCAGGAAGCGGTAGGCCTCGCTCTTGAAGGTCGCGACCGCGATTGTCCACAGCCGTGCGCCGCGGCGCAGCTTCTTGCCGCCTTCCGTCACGTCAACGTGCGTCGGTCCGATCACTGGCGCGGCGCGGTTGAACCCCTCGACGCCCTTGATCGGCGCGACCTGCGCGTGGCCCATGCGGCGGGACCAGGCATAGACAGCCGGCGCTTCGTAGCCGGTATCGATGGCGAGCTTGGCCAGGCCGATCCGCGTGCCATGCTGGTGCAGCCACGTCCGACCGAGCAACAGGCCAAGCTCGCTCCAGGTCTCGGCCTGCTCGGGTCCACCTTCGATCACAATGTGATCGACGAGCCAGCTTTCGAGACCTCGGCCCCAGGCCCAGACGTCGACTTCGATGCGATCCTTCTGGACGTCGGCGCCCGCCGTCAGGAACAAGCCGCCGCTCGGGACCGTGCCGATCTGCCAGGACTCGCGGCGATCATAGAGGCGCTGCCAATCGGGTGCTTCACCGGTCTCGACCCAGGTTTCGCCCAGGACGCTATTCTTGAAGCTGCGCTTGGCCTCATCGTTGGTCGACGCCTCCCAGAGGCGTGCGATGTTCGCCCAGGACAGCCATCCGACCGGGGAATAGAGCGCCGAGATGTGGAACCCGATAGTACCGGGATCCTGCGCTTCCGCCGTCGGACGCCACTCGCCGGCCGCGAGCATGGCGGTCTTATGGTGCTCCTCGATCCGGCCATCGCAGGATGCACAGATATAATGTGTGGTGTCAGGCCTCCCCTTGTCCCACCGCAAGCGCTCGAACCTGAGCCACTGCATGTCGCCGCAATGCGGACATGGCACGAAGTAGCGCCGCTGATCTGACGCCTCGTACTCTCGCTCGATCCGCGAGAGCCCGTGGATCGTGGGCGTCGACCCGAGCAGGACCTTGGAGCGCCATGAGAACGTGCGCGTGCGCGCTTCCGCAAGCGCGACCGGATCGCCTTCCTCGTCGGCTGATGGCGGATAGGCATCGACCTCGTCGAGGAAGAGGTAGCGCGCCGGCATCGAGCGCAGGCCGACGGCGCTGTTCGCGCCGGTGATGACGAGGAGCCCTGCCGGAAACTCCTTCGACAGGACCGTGTTGCCGGCATCGCGTGAGCGCGCCGGCTTTACCCGCTCGCGCAGCGCCGGACTCTCGTTCACCAGCGGATCGATGCGCTGGCGCGAGAAGCGCTTGGCGAGCTCGACGGTGGGCTGCACCGCGAGCATCGGCCCCGGCGCATGGTGGATGACGTAGCCGATCCAGTTGTTGCCGCCTTCGGTGAAGCCGACCTGCGCCGACTTCATCACCACGATGCGGCGCGCCGGGTGCGTCGGCGACAGTGCGTCGATGATCGCCCGCATGTAGGGCGTGCGATCGGTCCGATAGCGCCCCGGTTCGGCGGAAGCGCGCGGGCTCAGCACGCGGTGACGATCAGCCCACTCGGACACAGTGAGCGCGGGGTCGGGCGTGAGACCGTCACGCCAGGCTTGGCTCAGTTCCTCAGCGCCGTCGAAGGCGAACAGGTCACCCGAACTCGGCCCGGATCTCGGCGAGCTCGGCGAGGTGACCGCGGACATGGGTTTCGATGAGTCTCTGGACCGAATGCGCCTCGACGCCGAGATCGGCTGCGATCAGGGCGGCAACGCGCGCCGGCCAGTTGAGCCAGGAGTCCCGTTCCTCGCGCGCCAGGCGGAACACCAGAGCAGTGGCGCGTGAGCGGTCCACCAGCTCGCCCTTCATGCGCTGCAGTCGCAGCCGCGCGAGATGCGCCTTGGCGATCTCGTGCGCGGTGCGCGCCTGGACGAACGTGACGTTGCCGCCGGCAGGAAGACCTTGCTCCTTCAGCGTGTCGCGTACGGAGCCGAGCGCCGCTTCCGCGACCGGACGGAGCGTATTGGGACTCGTTGGCTTGGGCTTCGCCTTGCCGCGCACGGGATCGGTGGAACGCTGCCAGGCGGCATCGGCCTTCGCGGGATCAATCGTGCCGTCCGGCTCCAGCGGAATGCGACCGGCCTTCGCGGCCTTGAGTACGGCAACGTGGCTCACGCCGCGCATCTTGGCGTAAGCGCGGATGGAAATTCCCATTCAGATCAGGGCCAGTTTGCACCGCGACATGCAGCAGAAAAAAGATGCAGTCGGCGCGATTATTGACTTGGCTCCCGCCGAGAGCAGCGCGTGTATGCCGTCATCAAAACGGAGAGCGCCATGCACAAGGTCCTGCCCACCAACAACGAAGCCTGGGGCTTCTGGGGCACCATCCGCCACCACGCCGATCCCGCTGAGGCTTGGCCCACAGCGTTCACGGCGATTGCAACCGCTACCGGCTGCGCCGACGAAGGCGTCCGGGATTTTCTCGACAGCCGCCATGGCCGGCACTTCGCCGACGACGTGGCGAACGGATTGTTCGAAGGGCGCAGCCTTGCCGACGCGATCGATGCAGCGATCGAACGGTGGATGGCCTGGACCATCGATCGCCGCACGTCACGCGAGACCGGCATTCCGCGCGGACTGCCCTACCTCGTCGGCTTCGTGACCGATTGCGAGATCATGGCGGAGGCAGACGCGTAAGCGCTGCCCGCTTGCTCCTGCGGCCCCGCTGCGATGCGGGGCTTGGGGTCGTAGAAGGGTCGCGATGGTCGCGGCCCGACTGCGAAGGAGCCACTCCATGGTTCGACTTTCCGATTCCCAAGCCGTCGTTCTCGGTGCCGCCTGCCAGCGGGCCGACCGATCCGTCTATCCGCTGACCACCAAGCTGCCGGGAGCCGCCGCAGCGAAGGTTCTCGGCAGCCTCGTCAAGAAAGGCTTCATCGAAGAGCTGCAGGCCAAGCCCCAGGATACCGTGTGGCGCGAGGACAAGAAGAAGGGTCGCCTGACTCTGCGCGCTACACCGGCTGGCTTCGAGGCTCTCGGCATTGAGCCGCCTTCCCGCGCAGAGACCGCCACTGACACGGATGCCGTCCACGGCAC